ATTGTAAACAAGCTATTAAAAAAGATCCAGAAAAAGCAGCAAAGATTTTATCGGAAGCACCAGTAACAAGTGCAGCTATGAACAATGTAAAAAAAGACTCACAAAAACTTATTCGTTTATTTCGAGGCATTGAACCTGATAGACCAACTCAATTATACAAAGCCACTAAAGGTATGCCGGGTATGTATGAAGAGTCTTTAAAAGGTAGATTCTTTTTTGACAATCCTGCAGACGCAAGATACTACGCACAACGTCAAGGGACAACAACAGGTAAAGTATTATCAGTTGATGTGCCGGAAAATATGGTCAACATTGGAAGAAAAATGTCAGAAAGAAGAAGAGGACCAAGACTTGCTAATGAAGTTATTCTTCCTAAAAAATTTGTAGGAAAAGAAAAAGTAAATATACCACAAACAGCTTTTGCAAGAGCGCAAGCAATTACTGAAGGTGTTACTGATAAATTAAAATGGGACAACATCGTCGGTGCATTTACAACTAAAGATGGTGATATCGCATCACAAGCAGATATCAAAACATACGCAGCAGATAATCCAATGGAAGTTAAAGTTGGTGAAGAACCAATTAAAACTGCAACCAACAAAAGTGTTTTAGGTAATGTAGGTAAAGCTTTGGCTAGAGTTGGAGCTCCATTACCAACTGCATTATTAGATTCCTACTTCATAGGCCAACAAGTAAAAGAAGGCAAAGGCACAGCAGAGATTGCAAGCAATCCATTAAACTGGCTAGGCCTTGCAACTATGGAGCCTTTATCAAAAGTTGCGGGTATTGCAGAGGGTGGTGCTTTTAACAAGGTATTAAGATTAGGATTGAATCCTGCTACAATTAGGGGTATAACACGATTTGCAGGTTTACCGGGACTTGCGATAAGCACAGCGTTAACTGCATATGATCAGTATCAAAAATACAAGGATGGAGAGGGATTCATATTTAACCTGTTAAACCAAAAAGGAACCGAATAGATGGCTACAATAGATAAACCACTTCCAAATGTTTCAGAGACTGTAATAGAAGTTCCAAAACAGGAAGAATTAATTCAAGAACGAGACGAAATAATCGAAAAGAAAAACCAACAAGGTAACGTAGAAGTTACTATGGATGAAGAGGGTGGTGCAGAGATTGCATTTGACCCGAGAGCCATAACTGAAGAGGGTGGCCAAGATCATTTTGAAAACTTAGCAGATTTTTTGGGTGAGGATGTCTTAGAACCTTTGGGTGCTAAAATGGTAGACCATTATAGCGAGTACAAAGAATCACGTGGTGATTGGGAAGATACATACAGAAATGGTTTAGAACTTTTAGGTTTTAAATACGAAAGACGAACAGAACCATTTAAAGGTGCATCAGGTGTTAATCACCCTGTGCTTGCAGAGGCGGTGACACAATTTCAAGCACAAGCTTACAAAGAATTATTACCAGCTGACGGACCAGTTAGAACTCAAATTATGGGTGATGCTACTCTTCAAAAAGAAGAGCAAGCAAAGCGTGTAAAAGATTTTATGAATTATCAAATTATGGATCAGATGAAAGAGTATGAACCAGAGTTTGATCAAATGCTTTTCTATCTCCCTCTAAGCGGCTCTACCTTTAAAAAAGTTTATTACGATTCCCTCTTGGGTAGAGCCGTATCTAAATTTGTACCAGCCGATGATTTAATTGTTCCATACTCTGCAAACAGTTTAGAAGATGCAGAAGCAGTTATTCACGTAATAAAAATTTCTGAAAATGAATTAAAGAAACAACAAGTAGGTGGTTTTTACAGAGACATAGAATTAGGAACACCACCTGTTACAGAAAATCAATTAGAAGATAAAAAATTAGAGCTAGAAGGAATTTCTAAAGATGGCCAAGAAGATCAATATACTTTGTATGAAGTGCATACTAATTTAGATTTAGAAGGTTATGAAGATATGGGTGAGGATGGCGAACCTACTGGAATTAAATTACCTTATGTTGTAACGGTATCACAAGCGGGAAATAAAGTTTTATCTATTAGAAGAAACTACAATCCAAATGATCCATTGAAGAAAAAAATAAACTACTTTGTGCAGTTTAAATTTTTACCTGGAACAGGATTTTATGGTTTTGGTCTGATCCATATGATTGGTGGGCTAACTAGAACAGCTACCGCAGCATTAAGACAATTACTTGATGCCGGTACTTTAGCAAACCTACCAGCTGGTTTTAAGTCGAGAGGTATAAGAGTTAGAGATGATGCACAACCTTTACAGCCTGGAGAGTTTAGAGATGTAGATGCTCCTGGTGGAAACATCAAAGATCAGTTTATGACTTTACCATTCAAAGGTCCTGATGCAACATTATTACAATTGATGGGTATTGTGGTTCAAGCTGGCCAACGTTTCGCGGCCATCGCTGATATGCAAGTTGGCGATATGAATCAACAAGCTGCAGTGGGTACTACAGTTGCATTATTAGAACGTGGTTCACGTGTAATGTCAGCGATTCACAAAAGATTGTACGTTGGACTTAAACAAGAATTCAAATTATTAGCAGAAGTATTTAAAACATACTTACCACCAGCATATCCATACGATGTGCCAGGTGCGTCTAAAGAAATTAAAGTACAAGACTTTGACGAACGAGTAGATATTCTACCCGTTGCAGATCCAAACATCTTTTCACAAACGCAAAGAATTAGTTTGGCACAAAGTCAATTACAACTGGCGCAATCAAATCCTCGTATACATAATTTATATCAAGCATATAGATCAATGTATGATGCGCTGGGGGTAAAAAATGTAAATTCTATTTTACCACCGCCTGCTCCACCACAACCAATGGACCCGGCGTTAGAAAATATTATGGCAATCAACGGAAAACCGTTTCAAGCGTTTCCAGGACAAGACCACAAAGCACATATTGATGCGCATTTAAGTTTTATGTCTATCTCTATGGTGCAAAATAACCCTGCAGCGATGATGGCATTGCAAAAAAACATACTTGAACACATTTCATTTATGGCACAAGAGCAAATTCAGTTAGAATTTGTAGAAGAAATGCAAGAAATGCAAATGATACAACAACAAATTGGACCAATGATGCAAAATCCACAGATGATGCAACAAAATCCACAAGCAATGCAGATGGCACAACGTGTTCAACAGATAACTTCACAAATAGAATCACGAAAAGCGAAGTTAATTGCTGAAATGATGATTGATTACGCTAAAGAAGAGGACAAAATTAGCTCTGAAGTAGGCGGTGATCCATTATTAAAACTAAAATCACGTGAATTAGACTTAAAAGCAAAAGCTGATCAAGAAAAAGCTTCGAATCAAGAGGCAAGACTTGATTTAGACACTATGAAAGCGATGATGAACGACCAACAACACGATGAAAAACTAGAACAGAACGAAGAGTTAGCTGGTTTACGTGCTGGAGTGTCATTAGCTAAACAACAAATGTCTGACGCTAGTAAAATTCACGATTTCGGTAGAAACTTTCCTAAAAAATAGGTATAAACCAACTTAAGGAGTAAACTATGGATAAAAAAGTTAAAGAACCTAAAGTTACAAAAGAGTTAGGGCTGAATAAAGACGGATATCAAAATGGTGGCGTTGAAATTCAAGCAACTGACGCTATGGAATCACAGGTTGTTGACGTTAGAGGCACAAAAAGAATGCGTCCTGACAAAAAACCTGTAAAAGCAACTTGGTACTAGTATGTGGTTGTCAGCAATTAAATTAGCTGTCTCTGCTGGTAGCAAGATTTATGCTAACAAGCAGAAGGCAAAGGTCGCGATGTCTGATGCTCAACTATTGCACGCTGAACGACAAGCTCGAGGTGAGGAAGCTTACCAGGGTAAGTTGTTAGAGGCACGTCAGAATGACTACAAGGACGAGTTTGTTCTTGTCATACTAAGCGCGCCCATAATTGTGCTCGCTTGGGGGGTCTTCTCGGACGATCCGGGCGCTTTAGAGAAAGTAAAAACTTTCTTTGAACATTTCGCGGCACTCCCGACTTGGTTCAGTACCCTTTGGATCCTCGTCGTCGGAAGTATTTTTGGTATAAAGGGAACACAAATCTTTAAAAACGGAGGAAAAAAATAATGGCAAATCCAAGATTTAACAAACAAGTCGCTCAACCTAGAGGAATGAAGGTTGGCGGTAGAGTAAAAAAAATGGGTGGCGGAATGTCTACAAGAAGAAGAGATATGAAGTCAGGTTATTATCCAGATGATATGGGTATGAAGGGTGGACCTATGATGAAAAAAGGTGGTCGTGTTAAGAAAAAGAAACAAGGCTACAAAGATAGAAAAGATGAGTCAATCGCTATGAGAATCAAAAAGAAAAGAACTAAGAAGCAATTAAAAGCTTCTAGAGATGAGTCTTATGGTAAGTTTGGTTCTAAAGCTAAAAAATCTGGCAAAATAAACAAATAGTTTATGGCTAGACAAAAGTTTATACAGAAGGCAATTAAGAAGCCAGGAGCTTTACGTAAATCTTTAGGAATAAAGAAAGGCGAAAAGATTCCAGCTTCTAAATTAAAAGCCGCTGCGAAGAAAAAAGGTAAGCTAGGACAACGTGCTAGGTTTGCTATGACTTTAAATAAACTAAGGAAAAAAGGATAATGAAAAAACTAAAACCATTACCGAAAGGTAAAAAATCAAAAGGACTTCGTAAACTTCCAAAACAAGTTAGAAACAAAATGGGATTTATGAAAAAAGGTGGAAAGGTTAAGTAATGGCTAAACTGTGTCCTGAAGGTAAAGCTGCCGCTAAGAAAAAGTTTAAAGTTTACCCGTCTGCATACGCAAACATTTGGGCTTCCAAATATTGCAAAGGCAAAGTGGGTAGAACTAAAAAAGCTAACGGCGGTTTTATAGCTAAAGGATGTGGGAAGGTTATGAACAACAGACGTAAAAAAACTAAAATAGTTTAATGGCTAAAAAAGGTTTAAAGGAATGGTTGGACGAGAAATGGGTAGACATCGGAGCTCCGAAGAAGGACGGCAAGTATCAACCTTGCGGTCGTCAGAAGGGGAGCAAAAGGAAGTATCCAAAATGCGTGCCACTTGCAAAAGCCACACGAATGACAAAGTCGCAAAAGGCGAGTGCTGTCAGACGAAAAAGAGCTGCAGGTAATCCAGGAGGTAAACCTACAAATGTTGCCACGTTTGCAAAAAGAAAAAAAATGAGTATGGGAGGTATGGTATGAGGAAAAGAGATAATATGCCTGCCAGAAATAAAAAAAACTTTCGCCCTACAGAGAAGGGCGCAGGTATGACACGAGCCGGTGTCGCTGCCTATAGAAGAAAAAATCCCGGCTCAAAACTAAAAACAGCCGTGACCGGTAAAGTCAAGAAAGGGTCCGCTGCCGCTAAAAGGCGAAAATCATACTGCGCAAGAAGTGCAGGCCAAATGAAAAAATTTCCTAAAGCAGCAAAGAATCCTAATTCTAGACTACGTCAGGCTAGAAGAAGATGGAAGTGCTAGATCGATTTATTTATAATTGTTTTGCTAAACTTGATGATGCGATATCATTCGTAGAAACTTATATAATTAAGATGACCGAATGGTGTTGGCAAACAAGAGTTAAACTTTTAAATAAAAAAAGGAGAAAGAAATGAAACAAGCAATACTTCAAGCGTTAGAAGATAGATACAATGCACAGATATCAGAGGCTGATGCAACTATTAAAATCTATTTAGAAAATAGTGTTGGTATTGGAGAGCATCCACAACATATTGATGAAGTAGATAAGTTAATAGAAAAGATTGCAAACGCTCAAGAAAAATTAAAAGAACTACAACACTATAAACTATGAGTGACCCAAAAGTAGGAACAGGTAAAAAACCAAAAGGATCAGGAAGGAGATTATATACAGATGAAAATCCAAAAGATACTGTTGGAATTAAGTTTGCAACTCCAACAGATGCAAGAAAAACTGTTGCAAAAGTTAAAAAAGTTAAAAAACCTTTTGCTAGAAAAATTCAAATCTTAACCGTTGGAGAACAGCGAGCCAAGGTTATGGGTAAAAAACAAGTCGCTGCAATTTTTAAAAGAGGTAAAGATGCTATCAGAAGAAGTCGTAATAGAAAAGCTTAAGAAAAGAATCAACGCCACACTACAACAAATTGGAGACAGTATGATTACTGGTGGGGTTGACAGTATGGAAAAATATAAGTATATGCTAGGACAAGCACACGCTTATCAAATAGTAGTACAGGAAATCTCTAACCTGCTAAAACAAGATGAAAAGGAGCAAAATGACGGAAACGTTATCGACATCAAAGGAAGTACCAAAAACTAGACTAGCGCTAGAAGAAAAATACAAAGAAGAAAAAAAAGAAGAGTCTCACGCAAAAAGATTAGACCCCGACAATATAAAGGAAATGGTAGATCAATTACCTACTCCTGTTGGGTATAGACTTTTAGTTTTACCTTTTACACCAAAAGAGAAAACTAAAGGTGGAATATTATTTTCCCAAGAACAATTAGACAAAGCTAGAATCGCAACAACTTGTGGTTATGTTTTGAAGATGGGAGATCTTGCATATAAGGACAAAGATAAATTTAACGAGCCTTGGTGCAAAATAGGAGATTGGGTAATGTTTGCCAGATATGCTGGTGCACGTTTACCAATAGACGGTGGAGAAGTGCGAATACTAAACGATGATGAAGTGTTAGGGACCATAGGTGATCCTGAATCAGTTCTTCATTACATTTAACATAGGAAGGAAACTATGCCGACGGAAAACGTTAACAATGCAGATAATCTTATTGACGTAGGAGAAGCAGAACAGCAATCCACTGAAATCAATTTAGATAATAAGGGTGAACCAGAAAAAGTTGAAGCACCCAAGGAAGAGAAGATTGAAGTAGAGGAAGTTTCTGAAGTTGACAAAACTTTTGAAAACGAAAGAGAAACTAAACTCAACAAAAAAGACGAAGTTCAAGAATATAGTGAAGGCGTTCAAAAACGTATCGCTAAATTGACTCGTAAGATGCGAGAAGCAGAAAGGCAAAAAGAAGAAGCTATTGCATTCGCAGAAGCAACAAACAGACAAAAGGCCGAGTTAGAAGGAAGATTATCTACATTAGATAAATCTTACACATCAGAGTTTGAGACAAGAGTTAAAACAAATATGGCAGCAGCAAGACAAGCTCTTAAAACTGCTATTGAGTCTCAAGATGTAGACGGTCAAATTGCAGCTCAAGAACAGATTTCTAATCTGACTATGGATGCCGCAAGATTAAATGCTATGAAAGTAGCATCAGAGTCTAAACCAAAAGAGGTTAATGTAACACCTCAACAAACAAGACAATCAGCACAGACTGACCCTATGGCAGAAGCCTGGGCAGCTGAAAATGCTTGGTTTGGTAATGATTCAGCGATGACTTACACAGCGTTTGATATCCACAAACAACTAGTGGAAAAAGAAGGATTTGATCCAAAATCTAGAGAATATTATGCAGAAGTTGACAAAAGAATTAGAGTTGAATTTCCGCACAAATTTGATAAGATAGAGGACAATACTACAGAAAGAACCAAACCGGTTCAAAATGTAGCTTCGGCTAAACGTTCAGCCTCGACTAATAAAGGACGCAAAACTGTCAAGCTCACACCTTCACAGGTAGCAATCGCTAAAAGATTAGGTGTGCCACTAGAAGAATATGCGAAACAATTAAATATCACGGAAGGAGTATAGGCATATGGAAAACGATAAAGTAAAAACTTCACGTGCGAGTCAGACTAGAGCGAAAGCTGAAAGTAAAAAAGTTTGGACTCCACCCAACTCACTTGATGCACCACCAGCGCCAACTGGATACAGACATCAATGGATTAGAGCCGAGGTTCTAGGTCAACAAGATACTAAGAACGTTGCGGCATCATTAAGAGAAGGATGGGAATTAGTGAGAGCTGATGAATATCCTGATGAAAATTTTCCAACGATGGATGAAGGCAGATACGCTGGAGTCATAGGAGTGGGAGGCCTTTTGCTGGCAAGGATACCAGAAGAGATCGCGCTTCAAATAGACGAGTACTATAAAAAACAGAACGAAGCTAAAGAAGAAGCAGTTGATAACGATCTTATGAAGGAACAGCACCCAAGTATGAAATTCCAAAAGGAATCTAATACTCGTGTAACCTTCGGTGGTACAAAGAAACGTTAGTCTTTTAACGATTCCTACCCAACGAATAAATTAACCCGTACTGGAGGCCCTTCAGGGCAGGTACAAGAAAAGGAAACAAACTATGGCAAACAATACAGGTGGTTTTGGGTTAAGAACTGTAACGACTACTGGAAATACTCCAGCTACGTCGGGACAATCTAACTACAAAATCGAGTCTGGACTAGACGTAGGTATCTTTAAAAATAATCCTGTTTCATTAAACGACGGCGGTGCAACTGCTGGAGAAACTGGTTATTTACAAGATATGAGTTTCGATACAACTGATGACGGTGGAGCTGGTGGAGTTGACTTCAACAACACTAACACTGCACTAGCAGTTGGTGTGTTTAACGGAGCATTTTTTATAAATGGTTCTACAAGCAAACCAACTTTTGCAAATTCAGTTGCAGCGGGAACTACATTTGGAACTGACTATAATACTGGCAGTAGCGATGGAATTGGTTTTGTTAACGACAATCCTACACAACAATATGTTGTGAAATGTGATGCGGCGGTAACTCAAGCAATGATCGGAACTGCTTTTAACGTTAACGACTTTACTGCAGGTGATGCTAAAAATGGTCAATCAACTGTGACATTAGATATAGGTGGCGGTGCTGCTGAAACTAAATTGTTCAGAGTTGTAAGATCAGCCGACCAACCAGGAGACAATGATTTATCATTGGTGAATGCGAACGTCGTAGTAGCTTACAATGCAGCAAGTAACTTGTATTTAGACTAAGAATAGGAGTATAAAACTATGGCAATATCAAGAGCACAACTAGTTAAAGAACTAGAGCCTGGTCTGAATGCACTATTCGGACTAGAATACAAAAACTACGCTGATGAATGGTCTGAAATTTTTGAGACAGAAACATCTGATAGAGCTTTCGAAGAGGAAGTAATGTTAGCAGGTTTCTCAAATGCGGCAGTTAAACCTGAAGGACAGGGTGTAACTTTCGACGACGCTCAAGAAACTTTCACAGCTAGATATACTAACGAAACGATTGCATTAGCATTCGCTATCACAGAAGAAGCTATCGAAGATAACTTGTATGACAGACTTGCGTCTAGATATACAAAAGCGTTAGCAAGATCTATGGCGTCTACTAAGAATATCAAAGGCG